AGCTGCACATGGAAATGCTAAACAAGGTTTACTTGGTACAATTGAACAACTTTTGGGTGTTGGAAGTGTTGCTGGAGCTAGTTTTAAAATAACAGGTGGTAATCCTGTAATAACTTTAGGTGTAACTGCCGCTGTTACATGGGCAAATGTATTCTTTGAATTAGCTGATTTGATTAAAATGAAACCTACTTTAGAAGAATTAAGCGATGCTTTTAAAACTTTAGGTAAAGATATATATGATTTCGCAAATACTTATCCAGGTATAAAAGCCATTATAGATGGTATTATAAATATGAATCCTTTAACAAAGATTATTAAAAAGGTAGCAGATGCGATAATTAATTTAAAAGAAGTTACTAAAAAGTTATCTGATGCATGGGAAACAGCTAAGAGAGAATTACCTGAAAAATGGGAAAATCTAAAATCAAGTGCTAGTGAAAAATTTGAAAATATTAAAACAACGATTTCTACTAAATGGAATAATATTATCGTTGATACTACTAATAAATGGACTGCCATAAAAAATGATTTTTCAAACAAATTAAATGATATGAAAACAGCTACTAGTGAAAAGTTTGAAAATATTAGAACAACAATTGTTGATAAATGGACTAATGCTAAAAATTGGTTATCTAATAATATTGGTAATGCTACTTTTTGGAAGAATAAATTTAAAGGTATCTTAGATGGTGCTGGTAGTATATTAAATGATTTGAGAAATAGATTCTCTAATTGGTCAGCTCATTTAAAAACACCACATTTGAATTGGCATAGTGATGGTGTTAAAGTAAGAGGTGTTTTAAAAAAAGCATTAGAAACTCTTAATTTACCAACATCTTTACCAAGTTTAAGTGTTAGTTGGTATGCACAAGGTGGTTTTCCTAAAGATGGAGAGTTCTTTGTTGCAAATGAAAACGGACCAGAAATGATTGGTAGAATTGGTAATCGTTCTGCCGTTGCTAATAATGACCAAATAGAAACTTCATTAACAAATGCTTTATTAACTGCATTAAATAGTTATGACTTTGGTGGAGATAAAGCACCTACAACAATATACATAGGTAATAAGAAAGTATATGAAGGTTATGAAGATTATATTAATGGTGAAAATGATAGATATGGAACAAATACAATAAGGATTTAGGAGGGATAATATGGCTTTTGCTGGTTATTATATGAAAATAAATGGGTGTACATTCCAAAACCCTAGTTTTAAAAGAGAGGGTTTTAAATATGCACCTAGACTTATAGAAGTTGCAGATGCAACAACAACTGCTAGTGGTAATCTATCAATAAAAGTATTACCACATATAAGAAAGAAAATATGGTGTTCATTCCCTCCTATGACACCAGCTCAATTTAGAACATATTGGACGGCATTACAAGGTAATAATGCTGGTGCAACAATGTATTTAACTGTAGAAGTTTATAATGAGGCTACTGATAGTTATGAAACTGATACATTTTATCATACTGATTTAGAATATAGACCAGTGATATATAATGGTAGAAGAATGATACAAATCGAAGATTTTGAGCTTATAGGACATTAGGAGGTGTTATAAATGGGTATGTCAAATAATGATAAACAAGCGTTACTAAATGGTACTGCTACAATACCTTTTAAAATACTTATAAAGCAAAACGGTTCTACTATTAAAACATTAGATGAACATAGTATTGTTGATTTAGATTATGAAGATTTTCGTTATGTTGATACTGATTCATTAGTGATAGGACAATTTGTTGCTAGAAAAGTAACAGGTACATTAGATAAAATATATACTGATTTCGAAATAGAAGATACTGAATTAGAACTTCAAATAGGTGTTTCTTATAATAACAATACTACTTATTATAGTCTTGGTAATTTTTTAGTTACTAAACCCACTACCGATGATGTTAAAGATAAAACTGAGTTCGAAGCTATGGATTATACTAAAAAATTTAATAAGGTATTTGATGATACAGGTTTAACATTTCCTTGTACTGCTTTACAACTTGCACAACATACTTGTGCATTATGTGGTGTAACATTAGATACTACTGATTTTGCTAATTATGATTTTGTTATAAATGATAATCAATATGTTGAAGGTGATACTTGTAGGAAAGTAATGCAAGATATTGGTAAACTTGCTTATTCATGGGTTAGAATTGGTTGGGATAATAAATGTTATATTGATTTTAGTATTCAAACGACTGTCGATACTTATGACATCATTAATAATACTAAATATTATGATTTATCATTACAAAAAAATGTATTTGGACCTGTTAATAGGATTGTTGTAGGTATGCAAGATGTTGAAGGCGAAAATGTTGTTATAGAAGATAGTGAAAGTATTGCCGAATATGGAGTAACTGAAATAAAAATATATAACAATAATCTTACATACACACCTGAGTTAAGACAACAAGTTATTCAAGCAGCTACAAGATTGTATGGTTTAACATATACTCCACTAGAAGTTAATACAATAGGACATCCATGGCTTATAGGTAATGAAAAAATAGAAATAATAGATATGAATGGTGATTCTATCTATACTTATCCTTGGGATAGAACGATTACTTATAATGGTCATATAAAAAGTAAATTAGTAAGTAAAGCAGATACTAAAACAGAAACTGAATATAAAAATTATGGTAATTTAGAAACTGCTATGAAACAAACAAGAATAGTTGTTGATAAACAAAATCAAAAAATAGAAGCACTTGCAGAAGAAATAATACCTGTATCCGACAGTGTTATTGGTGTTGGTAGTATAACATTACAAAATGCTTATGCAGGTACATTACATAGATTAGAAATAAAAGGCAATATATCATCATTATACCCTAGTGATACATTATACCCTAGCGATACATTATACCCTATTGGTATGGTTTTGAATGTAGATGATAATCAATATACTTTAGGATTTTCAAGGTTGAGATATATCAATTCTTCTATATGTGATTTATATGTGTATGAAGATGGTAAACAATGGGTTGAAAGAAATATTGGTGTGGATCAATATGGTGATTTATACGAATTAGATGATGATGATAAATATATTGAAGAATTAGAAGATGTAGTAATACAAGTATCTAGTGGTAGCGATATTTCTTTAGATGATTTTCCAAATGTCACTTTAAAAGCACTTTATTTACTAGATAATGAATATACAGATACTTTTGCACCTAGTGTCGATTTAGTATCTAAAATTAATCTAAGTCCTGGTTTAGCCGAAATAGATGCGCGAAAAATATCATTACAAGGTAAAACAATTGATTTGACAAGTGATACAATAAATATAAATTCTAAGTATTTCAAAGTTGATAAATATGGAAATATGGAATGTACAAGTGCTAAATTAGGAGGTTCATTTAAAAATTATGATAAATCTGGTAAATTAGCAATTGAAATATATGAAACCAATATAAATTTTTATGATTGGAAAGGATCTGGCAATCGAGTCGGAACATTATGTTCAACGAGAGGTACACAAGATAACGTTCCTGGTATATCGTTATATACTTATCAAAATTCAAGAATAATATTGGGATATTTTTCCGAAGAAACAGATAACATACGATCAATAATTTCTTTTGATACCCATGACTTAACAAAAACACCTTGGATTATAAATACTGCTGATGGTAAAATATTTCCTAATTGTGGTAATGGTATAACAGTTGAAAATGGATTAATAAAATCTTGGAATTTGCATCAAGCAACAGGAACTATTAGCATACCTGTTTCTAATAATCAGACACTATCGATTACAGTTGAAAGTGGATTGATAACTAATTGGACTTATAGTTAAGGAGGAATAATATGGAAGATAATGAAGACATAAATATTGAAAATATAAATAACTCATTACCAACAATAGAAATTAATAAAGAAGACAAAATAAATACTGAACAAACAGCGGAGGTGTAATATGGAAAAGCCAATACAATTATCGATAGAAGAAACTAAAGATAATATAGTTGATTTTATAAACAAAGAATGTATTAAAAATAATATAGATTATTATTTTTTAAGTACAATATTAAAAGAATTATACGAAGAAACGTTAATAAATAAAGATAAAGAATTAGAAAGTATGAAAAAAGAACTATCAAAAGGAGAGGATGTAGATGAGTTACACAAAAACAATATGGGTTAATGGTGAAACACCTATTAATGACACAAATTTAAATAATATTGAGGATGGTGTTGAAGCAAATGATATTTTGATAAATGAATTGAAAGGAGTTGTTTTATGGACAAATCCAAGTCCTAGTAATGAGTTTGTAGCTCAATCTATAACATTATCAAGCTCTGATTATGATATGTACGAAATATTTTATTCACTAGACAAAGATAACCAAAACGATATGTTATCAATCAAAAGTATTAAAGGTAAAAATGCTGTTATGCAAGGTTTACGTGGTACTGCTTCAGTATCTCCATTTAGGGCAAGGAATTGTACATATACCGATGCTACTCATTTGACTTTTTCAACTGGATATTATGGAACAAACGCGTTGACAACTACATCAAATAATTACATAATTCCATTATATGTAGTAGGTTATAAGACAGGATTGTTTACATAAAATATATAAAGGAGCGATAAGGTATGGAAAAAGATGATATTAAATTATTAACTGAAATAGATCAAAGAAGTAAATCCAATACTAAAAGACTAGATGAGCATGAGAAAAAAATAAATTCTTTAACAAAAGTTTATGTAGCACTTACCCAAGTAAACGATAAAATCGATAACATAGATAATGATGTCAAAGATATTAAAAAAGATGTAGATGAATTAAAAGACAAACCTATGGAAAGATACGAATATATAGTTAGATATATTTTAACTGCCTTAATCGGAGGTGCTATAGGTATTATCTTTGCTTATCTAGGCTTAAAATAAGGGAGGTGTTTTATGAGAATATTTGTAGAACCACATAAAGTTACAATAGATAAAAAAAGTGAGCCAATTAATGAAAAAGAAATCAATATAAGTAAGTGTACTTTTGAATTTAGTAAAGATATGAATATACCAGATGATTATGTAAAAGAAGCATACTTTACTTTAAATGATAAAACTCATAAAAAAATAATATTGAATAATGAATGTAAATATCCTGATGAAGTTTTAGAAACAAGTGGTATTTTAGAAGTAGGTGTATCAGTTTATAAATTAATAGATGAAAATACTTTTGATAAATTATATAACCCTCTTCCAGATTATTTTGAAACTTGGAAAGGTAGTTTAAAAGAAGCTGAAAATAGTGTTCCAGTGACTCCAACTGATAAACAACAAATGGAACAAATGTTAGCTAATATTAATATTGATGCTACAAAAGAAGATGGTGTAACAACCATAACATATAGCAATAAAGATGGTATTGAAAAAGAAGTTGAAATTCTTGATGGTGAACAAGGTGAGCAAGGACCACAAGGTGATCCAGGGTATACTCCACAAAAAGGAATTGACTATTTTACCGATGCGGATATAGCTAGTCTAAATATCCCAAGAAAAACATCAGATTTAAACAATGATAGTGGATTTATAGATAATTCAACAGATAGTCTAGTAAATTACTATAAAAAGACAGAAACATATAATAAAACCGAAATAGATGGTAAAATAAGTTCTGTTTATAAATATAAAGGTAGTGTAGCGACATACGAAGATTTACCTAATACTGATTTAACTATTGGAGATGTTTATAACGTTGAAAGTGATGGAAGTAATTATGCTTGGAATGGAACCGCTTGGGATAAATTAGGAGGAGAAGTAGATTTAAGCAATTATTATAATAAAACTGAAACAAATACATTATTAAATGGTAAAGTAGATAATTCTACATTGAATGACTACTATACAAAAACAAGAACTGATGAATTATTAGGAGCAAAATATAGTAAACCTGTAAGTGGAATACCAAAAACTGATTTAGCAAGTGGAGTACAAGATAGTTTAGGATTAGCAGATACAGCTTTACAAAGTAGTGATTTAACAGACTATGTAAAGAATACTGATTATGCAAGTGATAGTAAAGGTGGAGTTGTAAAGGTTAATAGTAATTTAGGAATAGGAATTAATTCATCTTTAGGAAATATATACGCAAGAAATCTAACGTATGCACAATATGGAAATACTGATAATTTGTCTTTTATAAGTAAAGGAACACTAGAAAACGTAATAACAGGAAAAGACTTAACAACAAAAGCATACGTAGATGGGCTTGTAGGCGACATTGGAGAAGCTTTAGACCTAATTAATGGCGAAGTCATAGGGGGTGCTTAAAATGGCTATAAGTGATAAATTAACCTACCTAAACGAAACTAAAACAATGTTCAAAGATAGACTTAACTCATTAGGTGCTGAAATAATCTCATCAACAACATTTAGAAATTACTTAACATATTTAGACGATTTATTTGACGCAACTTGGAACAAAACAGACTTATCAGTAAATGGAATAGTAGGTAGAACAAGTCAAGATGGAACACCAACACCTGAAAGTCCTGTACCAATAAACAGCCTAAGTGGAGATTTAACATATAAAGTAAGTAGTAAGAATATTTTTGACAAAAACACAATGTCAGAAAGAATATATGCTTATATACCAGGCGAAAATGATACATCTTGGATTTATGCACAAGATAGTTATTCAATAAGAATACCTTGTCAACCAAGTAAAACATACACAATAAGTGCAAACAACTCTAACGAAAGCATTTTTAGAGCAGGTGTTGTTGATAGTGATAACATACCTACATCAAATGTTCCAATACTTATGTATTCAGCAAAAAGATATACAAATACTAATACACCAATAGTTGTAACAACAGGTGCAAATGCTAAATATATAGTAGTACAATGTGGAGCAGTACAAATAACAACAACTATAAATACATTGATGATTAACGAAGGTACAACAGCACTACCATACGAACCACACATAAGTCAAAGCTTTCCTATTGGGTTGAAGAGTAGGAATTTGTTTAATTTAACTGCAAATGATTTTAAAAATGGAGAACCACTTGGTGGAGCTAGAAAAGTAACATTAACATTGAAACCTAATACTCAATATACATTAAGTTCAAACGAACCTACTGGAACAAGTCTTGAAACTAAAATATGGTTTAATGGTAATTCAAGTCTTTATAATGGTGTAGGTTTAGATAGACCTAAAACAACAACAACTGATAGTAATGGTAATTTATTTATTGCAATTAAAACAGATTATATTGATACATTATTTGAAAATTATTGGATAATGCTAAATGAGGGAACAACTGCTTTAGATTACGAACCCTACTACGATATACAACTAAATAAAATATCAACCTATGAAGATAAAATATATTCTAGTAATGGGAAGTTTTATTTAGAGAAGAAT